TTTGTTCTTGCTTTTAACTACTTTTAATGTAGGTATAGCTGCAAGCAGCTTTTCTATATTAGCTTTTGCTGTAAGCATATTGTTCATATCAAAAGCAGCACCATGAATATTTCTTCCAGTGCCAATTACTTTTATAATTGCCTCTATACTTATATTAAGCTTTTCTAAAGCTAATACTAATTTTGCCTTGTCACTCATTCATCTGTCTCCCGGCTTTGTTTTTCTTGTTGGACTTTATTGTCCTTTGCGATAATAGCTTTATCTATATTGTTCATTACCGCACCCTGACTTATAGCTAACTTATAGATAAACTCTCTACGTTCTGTTTCATAGTGCTTAGTACTTAACCACTCTTGAAAAAGATTATTGAGTATATCTTCAGTTACCATTGTCATAGTATCTTTTATCTCAGTACACTGATATCCTTTATTAAGGACTCTCTGTGCATCATCATATGGTGATACTTTTTTTGGTTTACCACTGTCCCCAACTTTATAAGCTGGTTGTCTTTTATAATTACTCATCAGTCATCTCACATGTTATTATGTTCGTCTATAGTTATCTTTTTAAAACCTAGATCTTGTAATATTCCTAGAGTTTTTAAAGCTGCTGTTGAACTTAGAATAATTTCTAAATCTTCAGTTTCTGTTGCAAGCTCTGCAATTCTATCAATAGCCTCCGATATTTCCATTCGCTTGTCCATTTTGCATTCCTTGCTGTTGCATCATCTGTTGTTGCATCATTTGCTGCTGCATCATTTGTTCAGCCTCTTCTTTATCTCTCTCTTCTGAATCCTGATACAAGGATAAAAAGTCAACAGGAATTTTTGTAGGTATTTCTGCTCCTTCTGTTCCTTCTGCTTTCACTTTAAGTTCCGCCCACTCTCTGTTTGATTCATCGTTTGCCTGCAATAATTGACGTTTGTTGTCAATCTTCTTATTATCAGACTCTGCACGTATCAAACTGATGTTGGCTTCTTTGGTTGCAATATCCAATTTTATTGCAGCCTGTTCAGCTTGTTCTTGTAAATCTTCTTTTTGTTGTTTCTTTTGTGAAGCTTGTTGTTGTTCTTGCTGAAACTCTGGTGTAGCTGGATCGTTCAAGAATCTAGTAGGATCCATACCCATATTCTTTAAAATATCCAATGCCAAGTTATAAGAGGACATAGGATTTATATAAGACTCTGATGTTGGGCTTTGAGCCATTTGTGGAAGTAGTTGAGTTAATTGTAATAATTTCTCAGCCAAGGATTGATTGGAGTTTTCTCCAATGTTCGCTTGGATATCTAAATCCATATTTGATGGCATCATTTGTAACTCCTGTGGAGATATTGATGCATATCCTTGGTCTGTTTTATACATACTTGGATTTTTAAGATTGCTTTTCATCTCTCTCAGAACTCCTCGACATAAATCTTTAATACCAGTCTCTACAAATCTACGGGCAATATGCTCAATTCTTATTTGAGCTGCATTCTGTGCTCCCGTCATTTTCTGTTCTGAGTTTCCTGATACATATAATGTATCGTTTAATCCCATTGCAGTTTTGCTAAGCCCAGTAGATTGCTCTTTTTGTAGCCCCAGGAATTCCAATATACCTGCAGTTCCAGTGCTCATTGGCTCTGGCTGGAGTTGTTGTACAGCTGCAGCAGGGTTTCCATTAGTAGGAATAATCTGTTTTGGAACTGGATTTTGTAAAGCTTGAAAGTCTACAACATTAGGATCTGCTAAAGTTCTGCCATAGTTGCTGAAATATACATTCTCTACAAATCCTCTAAGAATTGCTGTAGTTGCTTGTGTCTGTGGGCGAGCCATATCAAGAAGAGATAGTCCGTAAAACTCATGTGGAATCTCTATTGGGTTTAATACTGCCACAGGAACATATGCCACATCATCTTCTTCTAAGATTGTGTTTCCAGCTTTAATAACATGTTTAAGTTCTGCAATACCATCGCCATCTCTGTCTGTTCTAATCCAGCATTCAATAACTGTAATACTAATATTCGCTTCGTCTTCATCGTCATCATTGTTAGTTAACCAGTTTGTAATGCCAGCAGCATCCTTTCTAGCAAATGATTCATAAGACCAATCAGAACTTCTAACGGTTGCCTCTTCACCAATTTCATTGAAGTCTATATCAAGATCAGACCATGTTCGTCTGACATCAGAACGAGTCATTTCTGTAACAATACCGATAAAGGTTGCATCAGTTACAGATGAAGCTGCTCTGTCAATAAGAAAAGATTCTGGTGCAATATTACGAAGCTTTACTCCGGATTTATCTATCTTTCTACGAAGTCTTACATCTACAAATTTAACTGGAGTAGTTCCGTCTGCCTCCATTGTAAGCTCTTCTAAAATATTTAAGTCTCCAACAACCTCTATATCAGGGTCTGCTAAAAGTTGGTCCAATACGTCTTGGTTTATTTCTTCATATTCTTCTACAACATAGTCATATTGTTCTTCCCAACCCCATGTAAGAGCACTATTGCCGAACACAACTGCTGATTTAAGCCAAGTAGATAGCTTTGACCATCCATCTGGATTAGAGTTGAATAAACAATAGTTAACAACATCCGATGCAATTTGAGACGCTTTAACTGCAGCCATCTCATTACCATATGGAATAAATAGTGCCAACTTATTGTTATCTAATAATAGTTTGGTCAATAGTGCAGTATATCCCTCAGCTATCTCTGCCGAGTCTGAGGATACAATTGAGCTTACGCCTTGTGGCTTTAAATCGCCTTGGGCTTCTAAGCTCATTTCATATACAGCGTTTTCTCTTCGTTTGCTGACGTCTGATGATCCAGTATAACCACCCGTAGCATTACGCATATGGCGATCAATCGACTGAATTAACATGTCATCATCAATCTTTTCGATTTTATTTTTCATTCTCACTCTCTCTAGTTATAACCATTTAGTTTCTGGTTGAGTATATAGTGTATTCATCTCTCCCCAACTAAATGATTTGTTGGTTAAAGCATGACCATGTGTTCTATAAACTTCACAAGCAATAGCTAATGACATTACCATATCATCATAATGACCGGTTGAAGCTTCCGCTTTACCACTCTCTGTAACAATAAAGTTTCTAAGTTCGTCCAATACCAAACTACAAGGAATCAAGATATCCTCGTCCTCAATCATTCTTCTAAGATTGGATATGATTGGAGGTCTGGTAGCGACTGTTGTCTTGAACCCAAGATGGGTAACATTGTCGCCTGCAGTATTAGCAGTTTTCTTTTGTTGATATATATTCGGATAATTCATACCGAATATTTGTTGTACTGTGGCTAAACCGACAGCATTACTTTCAGGACAGATCAGGGCATTGTTATACCATCTGCCCAAATAGAACAATAGTTTCCCATATCTAACAGGGTCTATTCTATTGCTTCTATATATAGCACAAATCTCTCTATCCTTATTAAGGACAGTTGCAACTGAATAGTCGCCCCTGACTCCAAGTGCTACATCAGCACCAATGATATATTTCTGTTCTCTCTCTGGTGCTTCCCAAATTTTTAAGCTCCCTTCTTGCCCTTCATCAAAAGAGCTAAACGCTTCGTTGAACTCTCGAATAGATTCTGGAGCATAGGGAACATATTTGTCAAGGGTTTCCTTACTGAAGACTGAAGAACCTGATTGTATGAAAGATTCTTCCGCAGTAAAAGGATACTCTTGTTTAAACGTTGAGCTTGAAGTTTCAGATATTTTAATCCGTCTCCAATATATTTGCCCATTGGTAAGTTCATATTTTTCCTTTAATTTCTGTTCATCCAGAGTCAATTCAATATTGTCTGGAGGATTTAATGTATATTCGTCCTGTAGATACCAAGGTACAAACAGAGGGCTGAATATTCCTTCACCCTTCTCTGCCTTATTCCATAGATCGTAATAGACTCCTTGAGCACCGTGAGAGGTACTATTAATTATAATAATGCTTCCTTTCTGTAGTGCAATAGACTGGAACATACCAGCAAGGATTCTTTCACCTTGCAGCCAGAACGCAGCCTCATCAGCCAGAAGGCAAGTGTTTGTTGTTCCTCTTCCCGGGTTGTCTGCTCCTGCAGTCCATACTCGGTACTTACTCCCATTGCCCTTAAAGCCCATTTCTCGGACATTAGATTTGTCCAGTATCGGCTGTATCTCTTTTGGAAGCTCTGCCCAGAATGTCTGGGACATGCTAAAGATACTTTCCGTGGTCGGCTTGTCAAGCGATATAATTACCGCTTTGGTATTACCATAGAACAAAGCTCTATGAAAGATATAGGCAGAACTGATTGTTGAGAATCCAGCCTGTCTATACTTCGAGATAATCAATCTGACATATCCCGCTTCTTTCATTTGTTTGTTGAGTTGCTCAAGAACTAACTTCTGAGCACTATTAACATCTAGTGGTATCAATCCTAGTGAGGCATCTTTCGGATATATTTTCAGGCATTCGCTAAAGAACGCCTCTGGGTTTTCTTTCCAGAACTCCCACCTCTTCCGCTTTTCAAGTTCAACAATCAGCTTAGCGGCTTCTTTGGTATTTCCCATATTATGTTACCCAGTTTCCTGCTTTGCCTTGTAATAATTGATTATAATAGTCATTAAATTCTGGTCGTGTTGTTGGTTCTTGACTAGGCTCTCCCCAGAACTTCCACGATGGTCTTATATATTCCATGTCTTTAACATTATTCCAAAGTCCTTCTTTTGATATTCCTCCAAAAGCAGGAGTGTTTTTCCAACCTCCCATATAGTCCATCTGATCTTGAGTTAATTCCGCTAGCTGAATTCCTGATGGATTTAAAGGTCCATTCATAGTTAATTGCTGTAACATATTAGGATCGTTTAAAGGTTTGCCATCGTTCCAAAACATTTCAGGTGGATTTTGTTTAAAGGGTTTTGGTTCATTTGGAAAATTGGGATTCATCCATCTTCCTCCCCCGTATAGAGGTCCTTTTCTATCTTGATGTGGATTTCCTGTATACATATTATTCTCCTAATGTTTTGCTGTGCCTTTAGAATCAGCTTTCGTGAGCTCTAATAGACGAGTCATCAAATCTTCTTCCGACATATCTTCAACCTTATCCTCATTCGCAGTCTTTGCATCCTGAGTAGGTTCAATATATTTATTGGCTTCAGTAATAGCTTTAATAGCCATAGCATCCCCATTCGTAGTCGATTGAGCAAACTGACGCTGAGCTATCATCGCAAGCATCTCTCCGGGAGATATACCAGCGATCTCTTCAAAAGCCTCTTTGGTTAATTTTAATTTATTTTTTGCACCAAGAGGGCGTCCTTTAGGATTTCCAGACTCCCCCGGCTTCCATGCATATTTCCTTAAGTGCCCTGCCGGATCTTCTTTGTTTGGCATAGTTACTCCTCTTCGTAAGTTCCAATACCCACGCCTTCTTCTATCTTTTCAAGGCTGGAACCCAATTCTGTTGTAAGGACTTCTTCTATAGATACATCAGAATTATTTTTGGCATAAGGTTTGTCAGTTGCTGAGTCTATACCCTTGCCGAAAAATATTTCAGTTAATGTTGGTAATTTTTGAAGGCTTGTTAATGTAGTCATCTTGCTTACCAGTCTCTTTTAAAAGAGTCTGTCCATTTTTGCCATTCTGTTCTGTCGTCAGATACAGTAATACTTCTTCCGTCTTGTAGAGGACCTCTTCTCCAATCGTCCTGATTGTTTGCATAGAATGCATCATCTATTCGTTTTTGCTCTATTGCTGCTCTCAAAGTGTCCTCTTCATACGTTTCCCACGGATAATAAGTCGTGTCTACTGGATGTTGTATCATAGCTTCCGGTCCATGAAGATCCTGTATTCCACGTCTTACCATATTTTTTCCAGCGTATGGTCCTTCAGTTATAACCGGATACCCTCTATCATCTAGAGCCGTTTTTAATCCTTGGTCCATTGCTTTGTCTTCGGTTCTAGCTGAAACTAAATCTGCTATTGTCTGAGCATGTTTTTCTGTTGGTCCTGATAATACACCTTCTGTTCCTCTAAAACCGTCTATCCAGTTTCCAACCGCATCTTTGGCTTTTCCAAAAACGTCATATTTTCCACCGAGATATCCTATACTTCCTGCAGCTAGAACCCATGGGGGTATCATTCCAGAAGCAAGAGGTGCGTCTACTAATGTGCCTGCTTGATAAGGTAAGTTGTTTGACATTGCTTGAGGAACTATATCTCCATAAGATCTGTTTACCATGTCTTCTGTCATACCATACATATTATAATTTCCATCTCGATTTAGATAAGTATCTATACTATAATCTGCCATATTGTCTCCTTTAGTACTGTAAGTTCTTGACGTAATGAAAAATCCTTTAAGACATCAATGGATTATAAGAACTTTTTGATTTCTTACTTTCCCCTTGTGTTTTAATGCACTCAACGGAGTACCTTAATGGGCACTATCGTGAACCCATCAATGTCTTAAAGGATATAACATTTCTCAGCCAAGATTGTTCCTGTCAAAAATTAAATGTCTTTTAAGAGCAGGGTCGTCTGTTATAAACTCTAATGTGAACCATCTGGATCATGATGGATAATGCCCTGCATCCATATAAACGCTATTCACAAATTGCCTGTTTATACAGCTTCGTATATTTCCTATAGGGTTGGGAACAAAATTATGGTTTTATTTTTTAGATCCTTTTGTCGCATATAGGTAATAAATATAGTATCTACCACCCGTAAAAATTCACACCCCCCTAACTCCTCACACCCACGTAAAGCGACCATTTTGCCTCTATAAGTCGGCAAAAAGGTAAAATGGTCGCAACAGAGCCTTGCCGAGGAGCACATCAAGAGCAGTTACAGCACGTTACCGTGGTAATTGGTAGTATCTTGACTGTTCTCATAGTACTTAAAGAGTGAGAATAGTACTTATAGTGTCACTCACCTTTACTCTCTGGTTCTTCTAGTTATCATCCTTATTCTTTCAGAATAAGCACGGGTGAATTAAAAGCACAGCATAGTGCTTCTAGTTCTCTGGTAGTGCAATGATAGCGTTCCTCTCATTGTATGATAATCTATTCCTACACGAAAAATAAGTGTATGGTCTTAACATAGCAATGTCTATGTCGATAACGAGGAACACCTAAGTGGGAAGGAACGCCCACTCCACACCCGAGCACGTGTGGTTAAACATTAAACTGCTCACTTTTTTTTAACTTTAGGAGAAATATATGTTCTTAACTTGCTCACATATTATTGATTCACCAAAAGATGAGTGTTCGTATCACTCATCAGTAAATGGTAAAGTATTCATTATAGATGAATGGTCTAAAGCATACCAATCTAAAGATACTGGTATGCTTAAGAGTATTGAAGATGACTTACTTGAATTCTTCGATATTGCTATTGAAGATATTGGTGGTACATTTGTTGCCATCCAATACAGACACTTTGGTGACTACCATCCAGACTTCACTGGTAGTAGAGAAGAACTAAAACGTACCTTATGGTATGTAAAGTAAAAGTCAAGACTGTTCATTCGAGCAGTCTTTATCGTTTACTTTAGGAGAATGTTATGAAAACATTGTACTACGATAAACAAAGCAACGCTGTACTCAAAAGAGATAAACTTGTATTGAACAGTCAGTTCAAACAAGATTTACTCAATGAGTTAACCAAATTAAACTACAAGTTTGAATTTGGTCGTAATACAGCGTGGCTCGGCTCGAAAGGTCTAGACTATAGATATACTGGCTCAAGCCATATCGCTACAGGCTGGACACCTGCTACTGAAATACTAACAGATAAAGTAAGAGCATTTCTATTAACAAACAATAGAAATGCATACTTTAACCATCTGTTAGTAAATCAATACAAAGCAGGAATGTCCCTCAATAAACATCGGGACAACGAGCCTGAATTGCGTTCAGTTATTGCATCACTGAGCCTTGGTGATGACGCTTATTTCCACTACGGCAATCAAGACGGTTGGTCAAAGACACTGCTCTCTGACTCAGACCTTTTGATTGGCAATCGTTCTTTCTTCAACACTGTTACTCACAGTGTCTCGGAGCCAAAGAACGGTGGAATACGCTACAATTTAACTTGGCGTACAATTGTTTAATACCAAGAGATACTTTGAAATATCTCTTGGTTTTTTTTAATATAGGAGTTAATTATGAAAATAGTTAATCTAAGAAATGCTAAAGAATGTTTTAAAACTGATTACTACTCTTCTCTAAATATAAAGATACAAAGAGTTGACAGAAGTACAGCATTTGGAAATCCATTTAGGTTGCATAAAGAGTCTGATAGAGGTTTAGTATTAGACCAATATTGCGAATGGATTTATGCTCCCGAACAGAAATGGTTGAGAGATAAAATGCGTACTGAAATACCTAAAGACGCTACTTTAGGTTGTTGGTGTTATCCAAAACTATGTCACGCTATGGTTATCGCTTGCATAGTTTCAGAATAACTTTTTCTCTTCCTTTATCAGAGCCTTCCTGAATTCTCAGGAAGTGCTGATAGAGTTTTTTTTATATCGAATTCTATCAATGCAAGTTCATTGAGTCGCTTGCATTGATTTCATTAACAGGCTCAGGAGAAAACATTGTATGGGTTTAAATTCTATCAATGAAGTAAAACTAATAGGACATCTCGGCATTGACCCTGAGCCTCTTAATGACAAGTCTGGCAAACTTGTGGGAACTCGTGTAACCGTCTACGTAGATGATTCGTATATGAAGAACGGTACACAAGTTAAACGCACGTACAAACATCAAGTTTCGCTTTTCGGAAAACTTGCTGAATTTGCACGTCTATACAGTAAGAAAGGTAACCAAGTCTGGATTAACGCCAAACTTACCACTGCCAACTATCTTAACAAAGATAATCAGACTGTATATGTAACACAGGTCGTAGCATCAGACTATGGTCACCAATTCGTGAACCTTACACCTAGAGGTTACGTATCTCAAAATGCTCAGAACCAACAAAATGAACAAGAAACACCGTTCATTAATCACGAAGTTGGTGAACCAAATCCAGCATTTTGAATAAATTGGCACATAACGAAAGACCTGTTATGTGCCAATTATTTTAGGCGGACACCACAAATTATGAGGGTGTGCAATGACGTTACAAGTAAAGAAAACTAGATTAGTTAAAAACGACTAAAAAGGCTTTACATATGCGAACAACTGGATAAAAACGACTGTCAGCGTAAACGTAACAAAGCAATTCGACAAATGTCCCAATGAGTGGATAAGGTGCGTATCCTTTTGTCGATAACCCTCGCCAAATTGCGTCAAGTTGAACCATATAACATATGGCTATTATGGTGTGTGCACACACACGTATGGTTTGTTTAGAGAGGATATCTCTTCAAAAACTTTAATCCAATATTAAACTGCGTTATGATGTATACCTGATACATAGATAAGAGGTTACTTAAAAGTATGATTTATGTAGAGTAACACAAGGACTTCATAATCGGGGGTGCTCCAAACATCTAAGAACTATTGGAACCGATAGTCTTGAGTCAGGACTTAAACTTGGCTCATTATTTACAAGATAAACAGCACGTAACGTTTCAAGTTACGTGAACGTTGTTTTGGACGAACCATAAGCAAGATAAGGGTGCTCTATTATAAATTTTAAGGAGGTAATATGAGGCTATTTGAACATCAAGAATTCAAAGAAGAATTAAAAATAACCAAAGAATGGTTACAAACAAGCCAATCTACTCGTGAAAGTTTAGAAGAACAGTTTGAAGAACTTATTAGAACCGACCCAGACTTTAGTGAACAATGGAATTATTGTGAGGGTTCACAAACAAAAGTATGTCCATATGACACTAGAGTTTTAACTGCTGGTCAAGCCAAAGAAGAACTCAAGAAGAGTTTTTACGAATGGGTATGGCATTATTACATACTATATCCCGGTCAATAAATAAATATTAGGAGGGTTTATGAAACAATTAAAAGTAATAGTTGCAGGTTCTAGAGATTTAACAGGTAGTCATAATTTTATTAATTGGAATTTAGATTACTTACTGCAACAATATGAACCACAAGATGTATTAATTATTTCAGGTGGTGCTAGAGGTGTCGATAAATGTGGCGAAGTATATGCAAAACGAAACGACATCAAGTGCAAAGTATTTCCTGCCGATTGGAATAAACACGGTAAACGGGCAGGCTATATCAGAAATGAGCAAATGGCAGATAATGCAAATGCTTTAATCGCTTTTTGGGACGGTCATAGTAGAGGTACTAAACATATGATTGATATCGCAAAAGCAAGAGATATAAACACAAAGGTCATAATATCACCATCAGTTAATATGTGATGGTGATATTAAATAGGCGAACTCCAAGCACAATAAGGGTGCGATCAACAATTTCATATCTACTAAGATTGACCTTCTTAGTAGTCTCTCCAAACATAGTTAATGCCTTAGACGCTGTTTAATTTTAGTTGCTACTCCCAAAAAGTATCTTATTAAAATATAAAACAGAAAATTTAAAAAGAGATGGGGTTACGAATGTAGTTAAAAGATTGACTATGTTATAGTCCTGAGCAAGACTGTTGCTGTAAAGCAATAAAAAAGGCTCACTTAATTATGAGAAAGGTTCAGGCTAAAACTACCAATTTCTGGTTATATAACTAATATAATTCTGAACTATATGTTCACTAACAGTAACTGTAATAATATGATTAAAGCCAAGAATAAAACCGCTTGCTTAGTGCTACCGGTCATCATATTAAAGCGTAGTCCTTTCTCACCAAACTCAAACTATACTAGATATCGTATACGGGTATATGTTTGATATCTATTCAGTCTTAGAGATTCTCACGTGGGTGCTGAATAGGTTGTCGCTATTAACACTTGTGGGCGACAAAATTAAACTGCTCATTTAATATGACTGTCCTGAGTAAGACTCTAGTGAAATTGATTAAACGAAATAACTAATCAATGGATACTTAAGACAAAGTAATCACTAGGAACAACAATGTAACGGTTACTATATTGCTTTACGAGATACTAACCACTATATGCGTTAGGAATGTGCAAATGCCTCTAGGAGTTTATCTCTAGGAGGAAATGGTCGTCCGAGTGTATGATGTAAAGAAATAGTAATGAGAAGTGAAATAACAGTTTGGCAGTCTGAGTACTACGCTAGGAAACACTTGGAAGAATACGGCATAGATACCTTATCGGTTAGGTAAGGTTTAACAATCTACTATGAATCAACCGAAAAAACTGCTACTTTAATTACTGATTAAACCTAAGGAGGTCGCAAATCTCACAACAAGTGAAGATATAGTAATTAATAAACAATCAAAAGAGAAGGATAAGGCAAAGACACTCATTAAAAAGTCTTGAAGTCAAACCTTGAAAGCGTCTTTAAGGACTGGTCGAACACATAGTTACCATATCCAAAACGTTAGTCTTTCACAACCCGAGTAAGTTGAAAAACTGCTCGCCTAATTTAATAAAAGAGGAAAACAAATGAATCCACATTTAAAATATGATGATGAAGTATGCACTATAAGTGAACCTTCACAAATGTCAAACGAGGAACTAAATACAATAATAAGATTGATACCACACGCTTCAACAAGACAAACATCAATCATAGAAGGGCAAATACAGATACACAAACAACTAAATAAAGCAAATGAAAAGAAGTGATAAAGCAATAGACGATACAAGAGATATTGCTATACGTATAGTTGATAAATTTGTACATTGGGGCTTATGTCCAGATTGTACAGATACCAACAACAGTACAGAATTTGACTTTCAAGATATTATTTTTGAAGAATTAATCAAACATAAAATAATGCCATATAAAAAAGCAGAACTTAGATGGTTTATAAATTCTTTACCAGAAGAAACTATGAAATGGAAAAAGAAACTTGATAATGTCTTATACGAAAAGACTGTAAGAGAACACAATGAATATATGTTGGACTTTAACAAAGAACAAAAAGAAAAGAACAGAATTTTATATATGAGGAGGAAATTCTAATGATAGAAGGAGCAGTACTAATACAACAGATTACAAGTCTGTTGTTAGCAACATTTATGGCACTCTCAGCGTTATTTTTGGGAGTTTTAATAACAATTATGTGTAAATACTATTTATTTAAATAAGGAGCAAAAATGAAAGATGATGAATTAAATTCAATTACAGGATTAATTAGATCGGCAACACACAAACAATTAGGAATAATCATTGAACAAGTAAAATTACAACGTGAAATATTAAACAAAAGAAAGATCACGCAATTCAGCGTAGATGATAAGGTAGAGTTTGAAAGCAATGGCAAAATTGTAAAAGGTACTATAATAAAAGTTAAAATTAAAAGGGTATCTGTAAAAACAGACCAAGGAAGATGGGACGTACCTGCAACAATGCTGGAGTTCAGTCAATGAAATATTTAATAATACTGTTATTCTTAACTTCTTGTGCAAACTTTCCAGAAGTAATACAAGAACATCAGAATCAACTCAATTGCGAACCTGCAGAATCAGATGGTTGTGCAGGTTGGCTACCAAAGGAGGAATAAATGGGACTAGATATGTGGGCAACAATATCAAAAGAAACAGGTAAACAAGAAGGTGAACAAATAGCGGACTGGAGAAAACATAACAGATTGCACGGTTGGTTCACTGAACTATGGGTAGACAAAGGCTGTCCATATGACGGTGAGGGCGACCCTGACGCATTTAATTGTGTACCATTAACATTAAATAGAGATGATTTACTACAATTAAAGCACGATATATTATCTAAAGCACTACCAGAAACACAAGGATTCTTCTTTGGTCACGATAGTTATGACTGGCACGAAGATGAAATCGATGAAACAACTAAATATGATTTAGAGTTCGTTGATAAAGGATTAGAGGCAATAGACGAAGGATACACTGTCATATATAACTCTTGGTGGTAACTTGCAGTCCTGAGTAGGACACATAAACTGCTCATTAATTTAACAAAGGAATAATATGATAATAACAATTCCAGAATACATACTACTAGCAATGATGGCAGTAATCGTAATATCTTTTTTACCGATTATCCATTATTATTTAATTCAGGCAAACCCAAAAAAAGATAAGGGTGCTAATAAACAAATATGAGGATCACAAAATGAATACAGACAGACATAGATATAAAATGTATAAAAAATATGGATATGATGAAGAAAAGATACCTTTTCCAATGATGGACATTGGTGACGATGATGAAGAAATAATGAATCCATACAGTGAAGTAAAAGTAACTTTAAATCCTGTAGAAACTGCAATTTATGATTGCACAATGGGTTCATATCAAGCACATCTAATGGCAGGTAACGCTGGAGAAAAACAAGTTGCCAGTAAATTATATAAAGATTTTTACAAAGGCAAGATTTGGTTTATCGAAAATAATCCAGAGGCTTATTTCAAACTAATAGATTGAGGAATAAATATGAAACTTGACACAGACAGTGTATTAGAACTGAATAACATATTATTGAATCTAATAGAAAAATGTAAAAAGGAAAATGCAGATGTAGAACTTGCTACTGCACTTACAAATGCACTAATAGAAATGCTTGAAAACAAAGAAGAAATTACTGAAATGAAGAAATATGAATTTGCTTGTGAAATTGAACTATACCCTATGGTGCAATATATAGAGGCAAATTCAGCAGATGAGGCAATTGAACTAATGGAACAACAATTAGAAGATTCAGCGTTCTTACAAGATTTAACTGTTGACGATTTTCATTGTCAAACTGCAGACCAAATAAAAGTAACAAAAGAATATAAGAAATATATAGATAAACATAAAATTACATTGGAGGACAAAATATGTCAATAGATAAAAAGAAAAGAGAAAGTTACGTAGAAAGGTATAAAGTTCCAAGAAGTAAATTTTGGGACGGATTATTCTACGGAATAATAATAGGTTATGTACCTTACATAGTACATATGAATCAATGGCTTAATTAAGGAGAAATTATGAGAGGCAAAATAAACTTTGGTGTTAACGAAATAACAGATATAAGAGATTTGAAAACTACTAATTATAGTTTATCTTATCAAAACAAAGAAACAATAGATAAATTTAACAAATCAATTGACAATAGAAATGACATAGGAAGTGCAGAACTTTTATATCGTCTAAGTTTATTAGAATACAAAAAACAATTTGTTACATTCTGCCTCAAAAACCATTATGAAATATGTATGGACTCCATACAAAAAAGAAAAGAAGAAGAAAGGAGATATCACGAATGGTTGAACAATCAGCCTACCGTAGAAATGGAACTAGGATTGAATGAACCTACTTGCTATGAAGACGCAACTATGAGATATTCAAAGAGAGAATAATTTTTTAGATACTTAATCTCCTTAGTATCTAGACCTGAGTAAGTCAGAAAACTGCTTCAATTTTAATTAACTTAATCATATAAGGATAAAAAATGGAATTATATATAAATGTAAAAGATAAGTTTTTATTGTGGGACTACCTACACTTAAATAGTCAAATATTTGATATAAACTTTAGTAATGTAAAAGTACAAAACCCTGATACCGACAAATATAAAGATGTAACAGACACAATAAAAGTTACACTCAAAGACAATCGACAAGACGAATGGGCTCAACGTAGACAACTAGATAAACTATTTGCTACTTTAAAGTTATTTGCCCAACAACACGAAACATTAAAAGGAGAACAATAATGGGTAGATATTACGAAGGCGACATAGATGGTAAATTCTGGTTTGCTGTACAAAGTTCTGATGACGGAGAATTCTTCGGTGCTGAAGAACAAGAATCTAACTGGATAGATTATTATCTAGACAAAGAATCATTTATAGAAAGTGACGGAATTAATAAATGCAAGAAAGCATTAAAATATAAATACAATGATAAGAATATAAACTTATTAACATTAAGTAAAAAGCACGATAAATATTCAAAAGAAAATCCTTGGACAATAAAAGATCCAAAAGATAAAGATATAAATATAAGAAACCCTAAATATTTAACATTTGAAGAATATTTACAAAAGATACACAATGTATCATTACCAGAAAAAGTTATGAGTGACACTTGGGAGTGGTTAGCAAGACTGCATATGGGTATGAAAATGAAAAAATTCTTCGATAATAATCCAGAAGAAGATTACTTGTCATTTCAAGCAGAATGTTAACTAAATGCTATTAGGAATAGAAATATTCATAGGAGTTCTAATAGCAATAATAATTATACAAATATTTCTATTTTAACTCCTATTACAAACAAGGAGAAATAATGAGCACAGAAGAAACCGAATGGATACTTCTAGAAAAAAGATTAGAGCAAGAAAAGGCTTGGAAAAAAAAACAGTTGGAAAAAGAGCAAGATAGTACTTGTCCTAAATGTAGTGAAGAACTAAATTGGGACAGAGGTTCATCTATGGAATGGGAAATATGGTATTGTGCACAATGCGATATAGAATATGAAGTAGATGTAGAACTAGTAAGATATTGGGAAACTTTAAAGGAAAGATACTAATGCCAATAAGAAAAGGAAAACCTATAGAACCCTATGGATACAATTCAATTAAAGGTAAAAACCCAAGAGCATATAAAACAAGGAAGGAATATATAAATATTGATACAAAAACAGAAGAAACTAAAGAAATTAAAAAATATACAGTATGGGTAGGTGGTACAGAAATAACAGATTTCTTTGTCACATACTCTATCGCTAAAGAGTTACTTAAACAATATAATGCTTTAGGATATACTGATGTAATAATACAGGAAGGTAGATAATGATGTGGATCGAAACACCCTATCACGGGTATTTAAAAGTAAATGTAAAGAACAAAGAACTGATTGAATCTAAATTCATACCAACAAAATATTCATTTATACAAAATGGACACTGGTACTTTGAAGAAGATATAGACGCAATTAGATATATGAAAAAAGTATGGAAAGGAAACTGGCGAGATATATTTGAAAAACTACCAGTTGAACATCACGAAAACTTATTATGGGAACCGAAATGATAATATATGAAGTAACTAATAAATATATAACAATAGAAGAGCAACTTTGTTTTAGTAAATACTATGCTACAAAAGATGTAGCATTACTTAATAAAAAGCCTACTAATGAAGTGTATAAACTTGAATTAAATTCACTTGGCAGAGAAGATATAGCATCAATTCTATCAATGGATCACGTTAGAATGAATAAAACACAACAAGGCTGGCACGAAATACACGATATTTCAAACATAACTAAAACAGAGGAGAAAATACAATGAAAAATTGGGAAAAGAATGCAACAAAAATATTCAAAGGTAAAACTATTAAAAGAATTAAATATATGACAAAAGAAGACGCAAAAAAATGGGATTGGAAACAAGCACCAATTATAGAATTCACTGACGGTCACGAAATAATGGCTAGTGCAGATGATGAGGGTAATGGTTGTGGTGCTTTCTTTACAACACATAGAGATATGTCAATAATACCTCAAGGAGATTGGTAATGATAGATGAAGATATAATACTAGCAGATGAACAAGATGAAGTACCTGTTGAAAGAGATAAAGAAGGAAATATATTAGCCCCAGAGGGGTTAGGACATTATAATGTAACTATAACTTGTTCAATTACTTTTGAAGATACATTTGCATATAGTAAAGAAGAGGCAGAAAACCTAGCATCAAATAGTTTTTATTGTGGTGGTGGACAAGGTTCAATGGACATAAATGATGCAGAATTTGAGGCACACTTACAATTTGATGATAGAAAAGAAGTCCAAGAGGCATATGATGCTTGTTGGGGTGAAGAAGAAGTAGCAGAACCTAGAGGTTAATATGAAAATAGATGACTCAAACAAAGATGATATTGCAATAGCAATGAATGAAAAAAACGAAATAGAAAACAAATGGACAATTACTGCACCTTCTGATAGTTATTCTTCAGAAGAAACTTTTGATGATTATGAAGACGCATATCAATATTGTATAGAAACAGAAATCATTTATTATAATAAAGCAATGGAATACCTAAGTGAACACGACTGGTCATTAAGAGAATCAGCAGAAATAGCATCAGACTTAGGTTTTGAATTAAAGAATATCAATAGTGAAATGCTAGCAACTTTACATTTACAAAATGAATTAATAAACAGCATTAAGGAGATTGAATATGAGCAAAGTGAAGATTGATGAATACAGAAGAAAATTCTATGATGTACAAGTTGACTTAGATATAGCATCCTTTGTTACTAAAAGGATATATCTAGATGAACTAGACCAATATAGAAATGATATGAATAAAGAAATGCTAGAATATTATGGTATAGATAAAGACTATGAACATAAAGATGAATTTAATGATACAAATAGAATGTTAGCAGAAGATTTAGCACTAGATGATGTAGAAGAAGTAGATTGGAACGAATTTGTAGAAATACAAGCGAAAAATGTAATACACGAACCAGAAACTGGTGAAGAAAATACAGCAAAACAAGAAATATGGCGTTGTGTTATATGTCACGAACACTTTACAGGGTGGGGAAATAATCCCGACCCAGTAAAGAAATATGGCGAATGTTGTGATTCTTGTAATACAAATGCAGTAATTCCTGCTAGATTAGGACAAATAATAAATGATGAAAACTTAAAGGAGGTAATATGAGTATACCGTTAATAATTGGCTTAACTGCCTTTTGTACATTCTTAGGTGCTTCAATCTTTAACCTTCACGAGGCTAAAGCAGAGAAAGAACTAAAGAAAAGAGATAATCAACTATAAGAACATTCGTGTCAATAGAAATATTGGCACGAATCAACTTTTTTAAGAAAACAATCAAGACTATAAGGGTGTTCCAGAGGTTTTTTAAGGAAAAGAACAGAAAGATAAGGGTTCGACTATCCAACTTCTGCTATAATAAATCCAAACAAGGAGGAATCGTGGAAAAAAACAACATATTTATACTTTCAGACATACTAGAATATAAAATATCTTCTAGAGGAAACAACCGTTCTATTGCTGCTAAAATTTTTAGAGAAAATAATTGCACTACAAATGATTACAGAACCCCCAAGATACTTACAAATGTATTTAATTTTCTTATAGCAAAATTTAAACAGAATGAAGGCGTTCTTAAATTAACTAATACATCTAAACGTACTGGTGATATTGCACTTGATATACTTAACGCAAAAAAGGACAATCCAAGTGATGCCATAGCAATAATGACAGGTGATTTTATAATCGACATGCTTCTAGAAGAAGAATATCTAACACTTCATAGAGAAGAATACTTTAGAGTAGAGGAAGTTTTATACAAAAAAACAAAGAAGAAAATAAACTTTAACCCTTATACTCTAGAAATTGGTAAAAATTTTCCTAATATAAACATAAATCCATCAGAAAGAACTGGTATATCCCTTCGTAGATATGCTCCTTGGTACAAAGGTAGAAGAAAAATCGAAAATATTTCAGAAAAACTCATAAAATCCAATGTAGATGTAGATCAATCATTAGATGAAACAGAATTTATGAAATCAATAACATTTTTAGAAAATGTCAAATGGACTATCAATTCAGATGTTGCTGCAATTAGCGATAAATTAAAAGCTGCACTTATAAATACTATAATTGAACTACACGACTTTGAAAACAATAAAGTTCTATTTGATACTATAGATATCAGAAGAGATAATATAAACAAAAACTATAAAGGTATAGATCTATACAGAAATGGGGACATATTTGAACCACATTTAGGCAACTCCAGTGCTGTTCCTATCATCGAAAAAGCACTAGAACAGCAAACAAAACGCTTAAATAGGCTAAAAAACAAAGAAAATATAGACAAAACCAAGAAAATTCTCCATAAACTACATGTTTTGTACAATATAGAGAACAGAAGATGGACAGATAAGCAGTTTTGTCTAAGAACTCAGTCACAAGCCATGAGAAACAAGGCTATATTGGAGACAATTAGTGGCGATCAAGAGAATCCCGGCTGGCTTGGATATAATTTCTTTCAGTCGATGTATTTGGATTATAGGGGGCGAATTTACAATAGAGATCCATACTTCAGCTATCAATCCAATGATTTGGTTAGAGGGCATTTCTTATTTGCAGATAAAAAAGAAGTTACACAAGAAGGTGCTGAATATACTTTTATACATATTGCCTGTTCTTACAATCAAACATATACAATAAAAGAAATCAAGAAAGCTTCTTGGCTTGAGCTTGATTACGTAACAGAATTAGAAGCAGATGGACTAACAGATATATCAGTAGATAAAATGGGAATCAATGATAAACATAATTGGACAATTGAACATATAGAAATGCTTCTAGATATAGCAGAAGATCCAATTAAACATATAAATATTTGGATGAATGCAGAAAAGCCTTGGGTATTCTTGTCATTATGTTATGAGATTGGTGGAATTATAGGCTCTGCCCTGACCGGAGAGCCCTATTATTCAGGAATGCCGATATCAATTGATGGCGTTAACAATGGGACTCAACATTTATCAGCAATGTCAAGAGATGAAAAGGCAGGACTTCTCGTTGGCTTGATACCTTTAGAGATACCTAAAGATTTCTATTTAAAAATAGGCAAAGAGATATTAAAAATAAATGAAAACAATGAAATAAATAATAAACTAAAGAAAATACCAATGAAGTTAGTACGTAAAGGCATCAGTAAAAGAGGCTCAATGACACGTGCCTATGACGCTGGCTCAAATAAAATTGGGCAAATAATATATCAAGACTCATATGATGCAGGCATAACATCAAAATATAAAATAAATAAATCAGATTGTAGGCAGCTAGGTAAAGACTTAGTAAATGCTTACGACAAAGTTTGTCCCGGACCTGTAATGATAAAGAAATATTTACAATCTATTGTTAAACATAAAATACAAGAAATGGAAATGAAAGATATTTCATGGCACTCTCCATCAGGTTTTCCTGTACTCACACAAAAGTGGGTAGCACGTAAAAAAATATGTTATGGTAGTTTACAGGGCAAAACTATTGGTCATGTGTATCTGGAGATAACAGATTTTCCATCATTATCAGATCATTTGTCAGCAATTGGTGCTAACTGGGTTCATTCTTATGATGCTGCTCATATGTGTCTTACTGTAAATAAACTGGCAGAAAAGGATATAAAATCATTTGGAGCTATACATGATAGCTTTAGTGTACATGCTTCAGATGTACCACTTCTCATTCAAACAACTAAAGAAACATTTATATCACTGTATGATAAAGATATCTTTTCAGAAATGAGACAAGAAATAATATATAACGACAAATTATTTCAAGATGAAGAACCAGAGCTAGGTAACTTAGACCTAAATGAAATATTAAAATCAAACTTTTTCTTTTGCTAGGAGGTAAAAATGGAAAATATTAATTATGATGATTGTGTTAGAAAATATAGCCCCACTTTTGTCAAGATAATTTTAAACAATACTAAAGTTGAAACAGTTAAAAACTTTGTAAAGAAAGTAATACAAATAAAAACAAATGAAAGCCATCATGTTATTGACTCAGGCATGGAAGAAAAAAGATGGACTACAGGATTTTTAGGAGAGGCTGCTGTAGAAAAGTTTCTTGACACTGAGTTCATTGATTTTTCAGTAGGATCTTCCAACAAATATCATGTTTCAGATTTGAAAAAAATTGGATATGATTGTGGAGTTAAAACTGTTGAGAAAGAAAAATTCCCAGTCATTTTTCGTAAATCATATAAGCCTGAAATTATTGTTGTCAAACAATCTGATAGGGTATTTTATATTTGCGGATTAGCAACCGTTAATGTTCTTAATGAGCATCAATCTTTAAATTTAATTCTTAGTCCAAGCTTGCGAAAAAGAGGAACAAAAACTGGATTCTATGGATTTCATAAATTAATAACACCTGATAATATTAAAAAATATTTGGATGAAAGGAGCACAACATGGAATGGATAGACCCACCAGATGAAGAAAAATTAAACCCTAATCACTACAAGCAGGGTAAAATAGAGGTCATAGATTTTATACTAGACCAAAAGATGGATTACCTAACAGCTACAATAACAAAATACATTAGTCGGTGGAGATTTAAGGACGGGGTGTGTGACTTAAAGAAAGCTAGATGGTTCCTAGATAAACTAATAGAACAAGAGGAAAAATGATTTGTTCCCAACCCTATAGGAAAATAACTAAAACGGTTCGTGGTAGAACCAAGAAAAATAAAAAGCCATACTTGACCTCACTACCACACCTCCGGAGGTCCTGTATGGCACTATTTTTTTTTACAAAATCCTGCCTGCTTCGCAAGCAGCAATGGTAGTAGTTCTTAATTGAACGAAACGGAGGTGAGAAAAAACTCACCATTTATAATAATAAAAAAAGGAGAAGTATATGCTTCTTAAAAATGTAAAAGTAATGTGGACCAAGATTGGTTCTAACCCTGACTCTAACTATAATGAGGACGGGCATGAATGGACAATCGATTGTCTTTTAAATGAAGAGCAAGTAACAGAGCTCACATCTAAAGGAGTTCAAACAAAGACTGATCCAGAAGGCAGAACTTATGTAAGGCTTAAAAGACCTACAACATATGCCAAATCTGGAGATCCAATGCCAGCACCTAAGGTTGTTGACAAGTTTGGAGAGCCACATAATCCTGACAACATAGGAAATGAATCTGTATGCAATGTACAGGGACGTATAAGAGAATGGGAATACAAGAAAAAGAGTGGTGTTTCCTTTGATTTAGTTGCCGTTCAAGTAATGGAACTAAATGAATACAGCCCTGACGCTTCAGTTGAATTTGAATATGAAGAAAAGAAAGAGGTTGAATTCAGTGTCGCAGACGATGAAAGCATTCCCTTTTAATTTCTAATCCAATGGTCCTGAGCATGACAGAAAACTGCTCACCTATAAGGAGTAAAGATGGCATTAAGACAGTATCAAAAAGACACTCTTAATAATGTCATACGGTCACAAAGAAAAGGAAATAAAAATATATTACTTCAAGCAGCTACAGGGTCAGGTAAAACTGTCATGGCATCTGCATTTGTAAATCATTCAATAAAACAAAATCAAAAAGTTCTATTTCTTGCACATAGAAGAGAGTTAATAAAGCAATGCTCAGAGAAATTAACATTAGAAAAAGTAAGACATGGAATTATTATGGCTGGAGAGCCTAACCATTTTTGGCACACTACTCAAGTCGCCTCAATAGATACGCTTAGATCACGTTCAATAACTTCTCAAAGAGAAAAGTTACCTGAAGCTAATCTTGTTATCATAGATGAGGCACATAGATGCTTGAGCAATACCTATTTAAAAATTATTAGTTTATATAAGCACAG